CGGACACTCTTCCGTCCGAGTGGAACAAACCGGACCTAGAGACGAAAGGTAGCGCTTTCAACTTCACGGTTGGAGGTTGGCTTGCCTGCAATCAAAAGGATTTTGGTATACCACGTTGGGTTTCGTGTGCGGACGCAATCTGCAGGCGAATTGATTTTTTCGAAATCAGTGTGAAGGAAGAATTCGGCAAGATGTCAGAGAAAGGCAATCATCTTGTCCCAGACTACGAGAAAATCAAGAAGTACTCCCAAGAACACGGTTATGTCGGGGACGAACAGTACCCAGATATTCATTGGATTCAACATTACACTTTCGATGAACTTTCCAGCATAGACGACACGTCGGGTGCTTCGAGGAGCACCAAGATCAAACTCATCGGCGATAAGATGAGCAACACTGATTGGGCAAAGTACATGCTGCGCAGGGCACGTGCGATGAAAGCTTCTTCCGAGATCTACAACCGTGCAATCAAGGCCACTCGAGCCGAGGAGTATTGCCAGGAATGCGCTTCCGCCGAAAACATGTGTCGATGCTGTACCTTCGTGCGTAAACCTCAACCTCCTACCCTGGCTGTGGTGAAGCGTCGTGCACGGAAATTTAATGAATTCCTGTCCGACCCTTTAGCTGCGTGGAGACGTGCGTTTCCCGAACCGGAAGAGCCGGATCCCAAAGTTGAGAACCAGGCTGAAAGCATGCTACCGTCTCTTGACCTTGGCCTCTCTCGATGGATCACGGACATACTCCACGCCACCGTGGGGAGATTTTTCGACATCGCGCTCAATACGGTTTTTAACCCCACCACCATGGTGGTGATGTCTGTCTTTGTCTTTCCCTTCGGCGGCCCACTAGCTTCCTTTATCATGTTTCTCATCATGTTCATCCTGACTTGTGCTATTGGCACGATGAGTAGAGCCGCCGCGACGCTCCTCGTTCGAAAGCAGGTCCGGGAAGGCGAACCTCCCAGGTATTGGGACAACGGCCTCCTAGAACTCGCTGTGCTCCTCGTTTCGGTGGGAACTGGGTTAGTCGTCTACTCCAATTGGATGGACAAGAAGGAGAAAGAGAAGGCCTTTCTGCCCAGGGTTATATCTCACGGCCCGAATGTCCACTACAAGTGCATGGATGAGATCCCCGATTTTAACGTCGAGGATCAGGTGTTCAACCCGACCACCGAGGAAGAAGTGGCTGAGCGGAACGCCCGCCCGGATAACTGGCTCCCCCGCGAGGTCCAACCCGTGGCTGTCCCTTTGTGCATCAAGACTATGACCCACGAGCAGGTGCAACGGAAGATAGCCGCCAACATGGTGACCATCACCGTTCACTCGGGCAAGAGAAACGTAACCTCCAGGGGTATGTTCATCACTTCGAATGTTGTCCATGTGGTAGATCACGGCGGCGAATTCGCCGTTGGAAACAAGGTCACCCTTAACTTCGGAGGTACCGGGAACCTCAAGTCGTGCTACATTCTTAATTCGAGACGGAATACTGTGAAGGGGGTGGAGGTCGACACCTGCCTTATTCAGTTGGATACTCGTCTCCCGAAGGGTAACCTCCTGCACATGTTCGGAGATGAACACCCTGAGTACTGCACCAAGCGAGCCGCTGTCCTTTACGCCACTCACACCCACCACTTGATGGCTGAGTTTCAACCGGGCGTCACTTCCGAGACACGTATATCAGCTGGTTGGAGATGCAAGCTCACTCATGGCACGATTGTGGGCGATTGCGGGAGTGTCCTGATCGGAAAGAACAATCCCTCTCAGATTCTCGGTTTCCATGTGGCTCTGTGCCAGAACACAGGCGGGCAGGTGATACCCTTTGAGGCACAGAATTATAGAGCCTTTGTTGGCTCGATGACGCCAGAAAATCAGGCTCGAACCCTTCACGAGCAACTGTTTTTCGCGAATTCCGGACACCTCAACCAAGAGATCAAATTTGACGAGCCTCCGCCCACTGTCTGTACGCGATGGCTGAGAAACGCTGGGCCGGAATGCACAGCGACCCCCCCCTCGGTCTTCCCGATCGGTCACTCCGCGTCCACGAGGCTGTCTGGGAAATCAGCAATCGTAAGGAGTTCGTTCTCCGATGCTCTACATGATGCCGGTTTCCTACGCTTACACGAGGCGATTAAGTTAAATAACAATCGAGTCGCTTCCACTGTTTTGCAGTTTGCCTCCCGTGGTTGTAGGAATTTCCCCCCCGTGATGGTGAAGTTGGCGCGTCGATCATACACTTCAAAGGTTACCCACGGGCTTGGGAAATTGAATCTTCGTGTGAAGGAATTGACCCTGGAAGAGGCGATCGCAGGCGACCCCAAACACGCATTCATCAAATCCATGGCTCTTAACAAGGCCTACGGCGGAGGCCTCCCCGGGAAGAAATCACGGTTCACTTATCTCACGGCCTTACCTCAGGACTTTTATGCTGATGAATATGATGATGTGACCGTTACGGAAGGTTTCGTTAGTGGGGACGTCCTCAGTCACGGCTCAGAAGACTCGTCGTGCGGTGCTGTGGTCGAGGGTCTTGAGATGCGTGTTTTTGACTTCGAGATTATTGAGAAGGTGAGATTTATCCTCGGCGAGTGGAACATGAACAGGAGTTGCAATGGGGTGTACCATTTCGCCATCAAGGACGCCCCGGGTGTGATTGGTTCCAACAAACCAGCACGTGGGGTTTGTTCTATCGCGCTCCCTTTTCACATTGCCCATACCACGATCTTTGGTTCGGTTGTCGGTCACCTCCGCTTGGTCCCCTTTGTGTCCGGATGTTATGAGGGAATCGACTACCGTAGCAAGGACTGGGACGATATTGCCCGGTATCATCTCTCTCTTGGCGACGTCGTGTATTTTATCGATCTGGATACGAAGAAAATGGACACTTCCCTCTCTACTCAGGACTTGGAGATCACCATCGATGTCCTGGCCGACGTCGCCCAAGATCTCGGAGCGAGCAAGGAACAGGTCAGGAAGATGCGAACAGCCGGTCGAGACATGAGTCTTCCTGTGGCCAATCTTTTCGGAGAGTTGTTGTTCATGCCCATGAACATGAGCGGGAATAAGCTCACCATCACGTTCAACAACATTTCTGGCGTCCAGATCAGACTTCGCTACGCCTACGCCGCCTTTCGTATCCACGAGCAGATCCATCCCGGCTTCGAAGGCGTCCCTTCTGACACCGAGTTCTCGGATATCATCTCCTATATGGAGACATCTCTGAGCCCGGATTCTCCTATTCTGGACGATTTCGACACCTTCGTTCGCGTCGGTTCCATCGGTGACGATTGTATGGTGAGCACGACAATCAGGGAATTCAATATGTCTTTCATTTCCGGATTTTTCCAGCATATGGGCGTGACGATCACCGGATCGAGCAAATCCGACTCCACAGAGGACAACCTCCCCTTGCGCGAGTTAGCTTGCTGTCAACGGGGTTTTCGCTGGTCGGATGAGTGGAACAGGGTCGTGGGCCCCATCGGGATGAAATCCACTTCCCGTATGCTCCATATGCGCGAACCTTCCAATGAAGAACCGGAGGTAGTGGACGCGGCCGTCATCCGCACTGCCCTTGAGGAGCTTGTGTTCCACGGTCGCACGGAGTTTGATCGTGTTTCTCCTTTGATATGGGAGGCATTGGTGAAGTCAGGCCAGGAGTGTTATCACTCCCCTTTGCCCTCATACGATTCCGTGTTGGCGGACCTTCTGGCTAGGTACCCGGCCAGTCCTGACACCCCCGAGAATAGAGCCCACAAAGCGAAGTTTCTCGGTACAGCACCCGACGCTGTGCTCTCTGAGCGTCAAGGGGAGTCAACCCCTGCCGTGATGGCAATTGAAAACCCACAGACCGTCTGGTTACCCAACGACGACAGGACAGTCGTCTCAAGGCTTTCGGACTGTGGACAGTCCTGTGAACCGGACCATGATCTAGGTTCGGTAGACATACCTCTAGAGATCCACACAAATCACGATATATCCAATCAGAGCGAATCGGAAAGTACTGAATCCACTTCCGCCCAGCTTCAAAACCTAGAGATTCAAACCCCAGACGCTTCTTCGCAGCAAGTCTCAATTCCCTCGTCGCTCTTCCCTGCCATCCAGTCCATTAGTACCAGTGACAGCATGGAGGACATGTCCATGAGGCCTATCAAGCTCTTTACCATACCGTGGAATGTCGGCGAGTCCTTCGAGAAGCACTTCAACCCCTGGTCGCTCATATTGACCAACCAGCTGATATTGAACAAGACCCAGTTCTATCGGTTCTTCCAGGGGGAGCTCGAGATCACGATTCTCGTCGATGGGACCACCTTTCATTCGGGACTCGCCTGGGCCACCTACATCCCTCTGAGAGCTTACGACGAATTCACACAGTACACCCGTGACGTGGAGCCAGACCTCGTCGAGATGTCCCAACGTATGCCCTTGTCCATATCTCCCAGGAACTCAC